AGCAAAGCAGACGTAAAGACACAAGTTAATATTGACAAAGATTTAATAAATGGCGGAACAGCTTTTATAGATGATGAAACAGTAGATGACTACGATGACAAGATAGAAGAGATGCAGGAAGCATATAAGAAGTTCATACCAATCCAAACAATATCAGGAACTGAAATAACACTAGACAATTCAAGTAATGACAAAGCTTTAGTAGATATAGGATTAGACGGAAATACAGAGCAAGACGGAGAACCAGCACCAGATAATCCAGTAGAAGTCAAAACTGTTACTGGAGATAACAATGTAGTTGTTAGAGGCAAGAATTTGTTTGATAAAGAGAATTCTAATGTATTAAATGCATATTTCACATCAACAGTAACAACAATTACTGAAAATGCAAATAATAGATTAATTTATATTAAATGCAAACCAAGTACAACTTATTCAATAAGAAGAATTAAAGGGGACATTTTTTTATCTGGTTATACAAAAGAGACACCTGCAATTGGTATAAGTGTTTATGGTTGGGCTACTTCTACGCCAGATGTTGGAACTAATGATTGTTATCAAGTTGTGACAACGGGAGCAGATGCTCAATATATTGTGGCGAGAATAACAAATATAAATTCAGATTCCGTAACACTACAACAAATTTATGATACTTTGCAGATAGAAGAAAGCTTAACTCCCACCACTTATGAACCGTATAGAGTTCCAACATTGTATCCCATTAATTTAGGAGCAAAAAACTTATGGAAACCTAGTGAAGCTTTGAGCGGTTATTTGCCACAAACAGGCTCATACCCAACAACCAACCCTAGTTACCCAAATTCTAGATATATATTAGTCCCTTTAATTAAAGGGCAATCATTAACAATAAATAATCAAGGTTCTCCAACTACAAATTTTAGAATGAGATATATTGACCCTGACACAAATTTAATAGTAGGAACTGTTATTATAGGAAACAACAACAATTATGTCAGTTCTACTATTGATTATTCGGTAGCAAACTATAATGGTACAGTTAAAGCTTTGAAAAATGTAATTTTAGGCTTATGGGATTTTTTAGGGGAAATTGAAAGTATGATAGCAGTGTATGGAACATCAATACCTACAATAAGTGATAATCCTATTGAACTTGCTCAAATAGGAACATATACAGATAAATTGTATAAAGATTATGATGATGGCAAATGGTACAAATATAATGCGATAAAAAAATCAACTTTAGGAAGTGATATCACATTCTTATCTACTACAGGAGGATTTTATAGTGCAACAGCAACTGATTATGCTACAAGTGGGAATACGCCTTATTGTGAATGGTATCAAGGTAAAAATAATACCGCAGCTATAAATGGAATAACTGATAAAGAGATTGCTTTTAACACAAGTTCTTCTCCATACCCTAGACTTTATTTAAAAGATAGTGATTATTCAAGCAATACTACACTAAATTCTGACTTATCAGCTAATCAAGTACACATTTACTATGCACTAGCAACACCAACAATTACAGAAATAACAAATACAACTTTAATAGGTCAATTAGAAGCTATACATCTTGCAACAGGTACAAACATAATAGAGTTTGATGGAGACACCTTGGTATCAGGAATGGACATAAACTATATAGGCGAAGCATCACCTCACCTATAGAAAGGAGAAAATTATGAGCGACAGAACTTATGATTTAATCAAGAACATTGCTTTATTACTCGCACCATTTATTACTTTAGTTTTATCATTGCTTTGTGCTTTTGGAGTAATTGACAATCAAGTATCAGTAGCAATAGCAGGAGCATTTGACACATTTTTAGGTGCAATAGTAGTAATAGCAAAAGAAATTTATGACAACAAGAAAAAAACAACAAAGAAAGAATAATTATGCGAAAGGAGAAAAAAATGGGCGAAGAAGAACTAGAACAAAGAACAAACAATAACATAGATAATGAACCTGAAATGTCAGTTGAATTATCTAAAGAAATGCAAGAAGAGTTATCAAACGGAAAGGAGATAAACGAGAATGATTAAATCGCCATTAACAAATTCAGTTGTTGAGGCTAATTCATCTAATTATTCAAGTGGCAGAAGTGGTTACAGTGTTTGCAAGATTACTCCTCATCATATGGCAGGTATTTTGACTGGAGAGCAATGTGCGAGATTGTTTCAAACTTATGGTAGACAAGCATCAGCTAATTATTGTATAGGTTATGATGGAGACATTGTTTTATCAGTGGGAGAAGAGAATAGAGCTTGGACTTCTGCCAACAAAGCAAATGATTGTCAAGCTATAACTATTGAAGTTTCAAATGACTCAATAGGCGGAGATTGGCATATAAGTGACAAATCTTGGAACAGTTTGGTTAATTTATGTGTAGATATATGTAAAAGATATAACTTTAGATTGAATTATACTTGGGATGCAAATGGCTCGCTTACTAGACACAACATGTTTACAAGCACAACTTGCCCTCGGACCTTATTTACAAGGTAGATTTCAAGAGTTAGCAGACACTGTTAATGCCAAACTAGATGGTGGAGATGTACCAACACCAACTCCAACACCTACACCTGAATTTAATGAAGTAGTGCTAGATTATCAGCAATCGTGGAATAAAACTTATGGAGCAACGTATGGGTATATATTAGAAGATGGATTATTTGGAAAACAAACCGAATGGAGCAAAACAAAAGTTTATTTACGTCAAGGAATGAATAATCATTTAATAGGTTGGTGTCAATGCAGACTAAAATATCACAAAGGTTATGACCTTGGAAACTCTGGCGCAAATCACGATGGTGTTGATGATAGCTTTGGAACAACTACAGCCAATGTAGTAGGTCAATTTCAATATGACAACCATCTAAAAAGTGACAAGATTATTGGTTATGACACAATAAGCTTATTGTTCTAAAAGATAACAATAAAATAAAATGCTTACTTGAAACTTTTTAATTAAAATGTTATACTTTAATTAATTAACCATATAAGTCTATATAGTAATAGTTAAGCGGTGAACAATGCAAATTGTTCATCGTTTTTATTGATTTTACAAATCAACATTTTTGTGTTATAATTACCATAGAGGTGAAATTATGGACACAATAACGATGATAACTTTAATTATTGCAATAATTAGTTGCATTTTAGGAATACTAAACTTTTTCTTTGGAAGAAAAGATAAAGGAGAAAAGGACTCTCAAGCTAGTTCTTATAAAATGGGGCAAATTGAAGTTAAAATTGATTACATCTCAAATCAAATCCAAACACTCTCTGAAAAGTTCGACAGATACGACAGCGAAGTTGATGATAAAATACAAAAGGCAATAGATGCGCATATTTTAGCATATCATAAAAGGATAAAAAAATGATTAAGGAAGAGATTAATATGGTTAAAAAAGAAGTAGAACAAGTTAAAGATGAAAGTAAGTCACTTGCTTTCGAATTACTTTCGGAACTTAAGAAAAGAGCTAAAAGAGATTTTATTTTGCATATTATTGAATTAATAATGATTTTGATTTTAGGAATATGCTTATATATTAGTAATTATGGAATAGAATATACTGATGATTATGATACAATTACACAACATCAAGAAAATACAAACAATTCAAGTATAATAGGAGAGATTAATTAATGGCAAAAGCTAGTCAAACAATAACTAGAAGAAGAATAAGATTATCTATAAAAAGGAAAACCAATGTCAGAAAGAAAAATAACAGAAGAAAAAGACGTTAAATTTGATTTTACATTGGCAGAATATAAATATTTTTGCGAACAATGTATGTTTTCTAAAGAACAAGAAAAGATATTAGAGATGAGAATCAGGGGCAAATCCAACATTCAAATCTCTATGGAATTGTCAATGAGTCCTTCTACATTAGACAGAAACATTAGGAAAATCAAAAGAAAAATTTTAAAAGTCCTTTAGCAAAATGTTCATTTAATAAATCCCATGAAGAGAGTCACATTTAGTGGCTCTTTTTATTGCTTAAAATTGATTTTAAAACACTTTTCTTTTCAAAACCATAAATTATCATTTGAAATATAAAAATCTAAAATTGGTGCTGTTATGGCGAAAATTAGACAACATTATGGTGTGTTGTAATGCAAATTATATTTTATAATTAAATCAAGATTAATCGAAAGGAGGTATAGGAGAATAGTAATAAGTTAGCTGAAGGAAAACCTGAAAAAGTAGTAAGCAAAACTTCCTATGTCTCCTTATTTTTTATGTATTACACACCATATAACAGTTATCAAAACAATTATTCTAATATGCAAATGCCACAACAATATACACAGCCTATATATAGACCTTTGGGGTTACAGGGAAAGGTTGTTGATAATTTAGATGTTGTTAAGGCTATGGATATTACGATGGATGGTAGCATGAATTATTATCCATTGGCAGATGGTACAGCAATTGCAACAAAGCAATTACAACAAGATGGCACTAGCAAAGTTGTTGTTTACAAACCTGTTGTAGATAATGATGATGCTCAACCCAAATACATAACTGCAGAAGATTTAAAAAGTTTCAATGACAAAGAGCTAAAAGATATGAAAGACGACTTGAAAACTTTAAAAAGAAAAGTTGAAGATATAATTGATGACCTTAAAGAAAAGAAGGAAAAATAATATGGACCCTATTGAATTAATAAAAACTTATATTGGCAAAGGGATGACCCCTCAAGCAATGATACGAAATATGGTTAAAGGAAACCCTGTGGTAAACAATTTAATGTCAATGGCTCAAAATGGGAAAGACCAAGATTTAGAAAACTTTGCAAGAAATATGTTTAAAGACAAAGGTAGAGACTTTGATAAGGAATTTGCCGAATTTAAGAATAATTTTAAGTAGTTATAAATAGTTGCAACATTTATAAATAAAATTTAAAGAAGGGAGAAAACATGAATTACGATAGTTTAAGTCCATCTGATGTAGCTTTATTGTCAAGAAGCGGTAATGACGGAAACAATGGATTTGGAGATGGTAACGGTTGGTGGATTGTTCTTTTCTTAATAATCGCTATGAGCGGTTGGAACAATGGAGGCTTCGGAGGAAACAACAACGGAGGAGGCTTTGGTGGAACAACTTTTGTTCCTTACGGAGGCTTCGGAGGTTTTGGCTATGGAAGCACTGACACATATGCAGCAATTTCAAGACAATTAGACCAAGGGTTTTCAAATCTAAACACTGACATTAATCAAGTAAACAATAATGTTACACAAGGCTTTTATAACACAAATACTGCTTTACTAACAGGCTTTGGAAACAGCAATTTAGCTACTTGCCAAGGATTTGGTGATACACAAAGACAAATTTGTCAAAGCACAGACAGTATTAATGCAAACATAAACAATAACGGATACGAAACAAGATTACTTGGCGTAAATATGAATAGTGCATTACAAGAATGTTGCTGCAATGTTCGTGAAGGAATAGCTGACTTAAAATATACAGTAGCAACAGAAAACTGTGCTGATAGACAAGCTTTAAATGAAGGAATAAGAGACGTAATTGCATCAAATACAGCTAATACTCAAGCTATACTAAACAAATTATCACAACAAGAACTAGATGCTAAAAATGAAGTAATAGCAAATTTAAGAACACAACTTAATATGGCTGATTTAAAAGCTTCACAAACAGCTCAAAATGCTTTTATAGCTCAAGGATTTAGTGATGAAGTAGATGCTTTATACAACAGATTAAATAACTGCCCTGTACCTTCAACACCTGTTTATGGAAGAACACCAATCTTTACTTGCAACCAAAATTATAGTGGTTGTGGATGCGGATGCGGAAACAATTTTTAATAATAAAATCTGAATACAGATAACTCGACTACGAGAATAATATTAAAAATACTATTATTTTTGCTATTTTTGAGAAATTTTCTCAAAAAATGGCAAAATATTATGAATTTAGAGGAGTAGTTGATGCTCCTCTTATTTTTTAACAGAAAGGAAAACAATAAAATGATACAAAGTTATATAAATACAGTAACACCATTAACTTCAAATACAGATGCCATTGCATTTCAAACTGATTGCATAAGAACTAGAAGCTCGACTTGTTGCGGATGGTTAAATCATTCTCAAGGTTCTCCAAACTATGAAATATTAAGCGATGGAGAAAACAATGCAATATATAACTTAAACTTTGATGCAACAGTTAGCAGTGCAACTGCAGGAGTAGTTGCTTTTGGATTGTTTAAAGATGGAGTCTTGATACCACGGAACATTGATGGCAGTAACAATAGATGCAGCAGATGATTTTGAAACAATTTCTATGAACAAAAAAATAATAGTTTGCTGCAGAGGAAATGCCGATGTTGACGTAAGGTCAGTTCCTGCAGTGGCAACACCAACAACCCCAACAACACCTATCGAAACAGAAATACCAATTATTGTAAGTGCAAACTTTAGTATTGACAGAATTGCATAGGAGGTACTTATGGAAGAAGATACGGAAAAGCAAGACAAATTTCAAGCTGAAGATTTGAAAGAAATGGTGGAGAACAGATTAAAGGAATTTTCTATAGAAGATGTCAACCCTGACAACCTTGATATTTTATATAAGTTAGTTGACATACATAAAGATTTAGCGAATGAAGAATACTGGAAAATTAAAAAGGAGGTTTATAAAAATGAG